CATTATCATCTATTTCCGTAAAACCTAATTTAGGTAAAGCATATTCAAATAGAGGATTGTTTTCAAACTCTTCGGGACTTTTTGGTCGTTTCCAATGTGTGATTTCTATATTTTTCTTTTCTTTATACCAATCAGTAATTAAACTCCAGCAATCTTGTACATCCCACACCCATTCTCTACCGAGTAATCCTTTTTTATAGCCAGAAGGTTCAAAATAATTCCATTGTTCTGCTTCTGGAGTCACAATATAAAATGGTAAATCTAAGTATTCACAACTTGCAAGATCAGCTTGGCTAGGAGTAGGTGGATGATTTGGATGGCTATGAATAACAGCAATTATCTCTCCAGCATCTTCAGCTACAACCCAATCATCAGGATCAATAATAAATTGATCTTCTAAGTCTTCAGCAAGATTTTTACAGGGAAAATACTTTTGTTTGCCTTTATAATTAACTAATAAACCACAAGCTTCATGTGGAGAATCTTCTCTTGCGTGTTTTAGTGCAATATCTTTCCAAGTCATCCTACAAACGTACCAATGCCAGGGAATATTTCTCTAGTTGCAATTCTTTTTGGTAATTTTACGTTTACTAAATCTAGTGCTGAAATAGCTTCCCATTGAACAACATCTCTAGTTTCAGTTATTTTTCTATCTAAAAAATAAATTTCTTGAGGAAACTCGGCTGTTGGATCGGGTGTTCCATAAGGATTTGTATTGCCTTCAAAATTAACAGCATCTAAAACTTTAGCTAATGTTCTAATTCTTACTAACTTTGTTCCATTTAAATCATTACCAATAGTTGTTTGGTTCGCAGCTTGCAAAAGTGCAGTAATCGTTCCAAATATATTACTTACTGAAATTGTAGGTCTGGGTAAGGTTCCTGTTGACCCAAATTGGAATCCTTCGCACTGAATAGGAAATTTTTCATAAGTATTACCAGCCCATACAATATTTCCATTTGCGTTCATATTTGAACCATTATGAAAACGATAAACAGTAGTTGCACCATGCAAAGTAGCATCTAATGTCAACGTAAACAATTCAATTATTGCTCCAGGATTTATTGATTGTAATGCTGAAACTGGTACTGCCATTAGGGTTCAAATACTTGTTCAAAACTTGCTGTAATTCTATTTCTCTGAAACTCAAACATTTCTCTATTAAAACTTTTACAGATCCATTGGTAGCTTGTAGCTTCGTCAGGAGGAGACCAAGTAAATGATGCAGCATCTACTCCTCTTGCTTCTAAAAATGTTTCAATTTCATCTGCATCTTCATCATCTACGTTGAATGTAAGACTCCAAACTTTTGGATCTTGGTTTAATCCAAAGCTTGTACGTTGCTGATAACCGTCACCAAACTGGGTAACACGCAAACGTGGTTGGCTACGTTTTGTAGCAGAATATGATGGGTTGTAACTAGGAAAAGTAGCCATTAGCGAATACTAGAAAGTAGTCCTCCAGGTCTTTGTTGTTTAACAAGTTCTCCTTGAACTGCAACAGAAATTAAGGCTCCAAGTTCTTTTGCTCCAGAATCATCACCTTGAACATCTGAACCTGATGCGTCTACATTAACAACAACACTGGTACTACCGCCACCTCCAAGTTTATTATTTGGCACAATCGTTCCAGATGATCTTGGTACGAAGAGTTCTGGCCCTTTCTCTCCTACGATTGAAGGTTTGCCTACTGGTGGCCTACCTCCGTTTGCAAATAAACCAATAGCACCTAATATTCCTCCCCCTTTCTTACCTCCCGAACCCAATATCGAACCAAATAATGCCTGATTAAGTGCTAAATCTAAGAATCTATCAGCAACATTGTTAAGCATATCGCCAAGACTAGAAGTTCCTTTTATAAGACCAGCTATTCCATTTTTTATATCATTACCAATAGTTACATTTAATTGTTCAAATGCGGAATTTATCTTTTTAGCATTTTGCTCAAATTCTTTTGCTGCTTTGCTTTTGTCAAATAATTGATCTACAGTTAGGTCTCCTAACTCTAAAAGTTTTTGTTCTTCATCAGTTAAGTTTTTTGTAATAGCTTCAATTTCTTTCTGTCTAGTAGCCTCTTCTATTCCTAAGACTTTAATTTGTTGTTGAAATGTTATTTGCTCTTTCATTTTATTAATTTTTTTCTGAGCACTAGCAACTCTCGCAGCATCAATGTCTAATAAGTCTTTAGCCGTTCCTGCTTCTGTGTTTGTTCCTGATCCTCCAACAAATTTTGAATCTGGATTTACTTCTCTAACAAGATTAAATTTTCTTATTGCTTGTTGTCTTGTATTGGTTACATTCAAACCTTCAACATTTGTTCCTATTGGTGCTCTTAAAATTCTGTCAATCTGAGATTGATTAAGTGTATCTAAAACACCTCTAAAATCTTTTATAAATTTATCTTCTGCTGGCCCAAGATTTACAGTTCCCATGTTTTCTCCAAGGGACACTTTATTTCCTTGATCTATTAATTTATTAATAAATTTAAGAATATTAGCAAGTGGGCCAGCTAATGCTATTTGAAGGGTAAGGCTTATTTTTGTAAATTCTTTATTTAATTCTTCAGAAGCTTTTCCTGCTTCTCTTAATTTTTCTGCTCCATCCTCTCCTAAAACTTGAATTAATTCTTCAGATACTAATGTTGCTAGTTTTTCCCTTTCTCCTAAAGTTTGTAAAACTTGTGCTCTAGCTGCTGCTTCCTTACTACTAAATAAAGATTTTTCTTTTAAAAGAGTAAAAGAACCATCGAGTGTATTTAAAGATTTACCTAGTTCAGTTATCCCGTTTACTATATTTGTTACTGTTTGAAGAGCAGCAGTAGCAACAAGACCTCCTGCAAAACCTCCCATTTGCCCTCCCATTTTTGTTCCTATAAATCCACCAGCAAAACCAGTTGCAGCACCTAATGGTCCTTGTCCAAATAACAAAGGAAATGCACCACTAACTAATGCACTTTGTAATGCCCCATCACCTCCACCTCCTTTTTTTCGACCTCCACCAAAACCACCACCTTGAGCAGCCCTTAATATTTTTTGTTGTGTTAACTCTTTTGTTTGAGCTTTTAATGTTTTTAATTCAAGCAAAGCTGCATTAGTAGATGCTTTTGCAACTTTAAATTTACCTTGAGAATTTGCTAATGCTGCTCTGTTTAAAGCTCTAGTTGCTTTATCTGTTTTTAACCCTGCTTCCTTTGCTCTTTGTATCTGATCTCCAATACTTCGTACTCGAATCATTGAAGCTCTTTTCTTTTCTTGAAGACTTGCGGATTCTCTTTCTAATTTATTGTTTTTAGTTGCTGAAGCTGCACCCCCTCCTTTATTTAATTGATTTACTTTTCCGCTAACTTTATCTAATTGCTTTGATAATTCCTGTACTTTTTTAAGACCTTTTACATTAATCTCTATATCTGCTCTAGTTGCCACGACTAAACAATAAAAGGTTACTTCATTCTATCTTATCTCCTTCGTTTTGCTTTTTCAAATTCTTTTTCCTGTTCTTCATTAATTACTTGAAAATATGAACTCCAACCTATAAGTTCATCTAGAGTCATATCTCTTACCTCACTTAAAGTTTTACCCAACTCTTTAGCTACACCAAATTGAAGCATCATTAAATTATCTCTCTTCAACTCAGCAGTTAGTCTTTTGGGTCGATCATTTCCTCTTCTTCCGTAATAACTGCAAGCATTAATTTCTGTAAATCACTATCTTTTACTTCATTTTTTAATACATCAATTTCGCCTGCATTAAATAATTTTCTACCAGTTTCATCTAATGCTTTGGTCATTAGTAATTGCAAAGCAAAATTATTATTGTCATCTTTAGATAACCTTTGTGCTCTATCACGTTCTGCCATTGTTAATGGTGTTACATACATTTCAAAAACAGAACCATCAGATAAAATTATTTCTTTATGTCTAGGTTCAAGATTTGCAGCTTTTCTAAGCCTATCTAGTGCTGATAAGGTATTTCCCATAAAAATAAAATAGTATACTATTATTGTAATGCAAAGCATAAAAAAACCCCAGATAATCTGAGGTTCGTTAAGTTATGCTAATTTAACTAAGCAGATTTAGATAAGTCGAATGT